TTCACGAATATCGCCGTGGATCACGTCCTTGCCGCGGCCGTTGGGCTGCTGTTTCAGCCCGTTGGCGTAGATAGACAGGGCCTGCACGTCGCCATGCTGTACCAACTGCTTGGCGGCCTTGCCGCTCTCCGTCTCGTTGAAGAAGCCATAGGCATACACGCCGTCCTGCCGGTTCTCCAGAATGGCGTGACCCAGGATGTTGGCGGGGTCATTGTGCTGGTGGTTCCACACGATGGGAACCGACATCCCGTCGCAGTGCTTGAAAGCGTCGCGGCGAACCGTGCGTCCGTCGGCGCAGACAATGTCATTTCGGGTTGCCCAGCCACTAAAGTCATACTTCAGTTCCATTTTGAATATTGTCCTCCTTTGGTGTTGTAGTGGATTGCGATGTTTGGGTGTTCTCGGCCGGCGCGCTCAGGTTACTGTTCCGGAGCTCGTCCGCTTTCGGGTCAGTCGAGGGTTTCATGCCGATCTTCTGCCTGATCTCGTTCGAGGTCATGATCTCGTTACGAGTCATCTTGTCGGAGATCTCAGCAATCTCACCCACGGGCACCAGCTTGAACGGATCTCTGAAGAACAGAATGGACTGCTTCTGTGACCGAGCGGTTTTGGTGAGGAATTTCCTCTTCATCTCGTCAACAATGGCGGAGAGGATGGGTTCAATCGTCCTGGTGTAGTAGTTCTGCATCGTCTTTTCGTCGGCGGAACCGTCCATGATGCCCTGAGTCAATCCTAACTGGCTGTAAAGCATACTCGTCAGGTATTCGATCTGGCTCATAAGATTGTTGTCGACTGGTCGATTTAGCTGAACCACATGCTCCGTTCCATCGGTGTACGCAACACCATATTTGGAACCGGACAACTGTTCCTCGATATCTTTACGGCGTTCTTCCGCCTGTTGACGCCTCGCTGCTGT